CACACTATATGCACTTGGCAGAGTTTAAATATACTCGACAAGAAGCACAAGGATGGCACGGCTGTTTTAAGCCTAGCAGAATTCCTAGACGGTGTAAGCACTATAATCGTCGATGAAGTACATCAAGCGAAAGCAGAAGTTCTTAAGAACTTGCTTACTCGCAACCTACGTAACGCTCCAATACGTTGGGGACTAACTGGTACTGTACCTAAGGAGAAGTTTGAGTTTGAAAGTATTCATGCAAGCTTAGGTCCAGTTATCGGAAACATTACAGCAAAAGAATTACAAGACAAAGGAGTGCTATCTAATTGTCACGTTAATGTAGTACAGTTAATTGACACAGTAGCACACAGTAACTATCAAGAAGAATTAAAATATCTTGTTACTAACAAAGACAGGATAGATTATATAGGCAACATGTTACATCAAATCTCACAATCAGGCAATACACTTATACTAGTAGACAGAATCTCAGCAGGACAAATGCTTGCAGAACTAATTCCAGACAGTACGTTTGTTAGTGGTGCAGTAAAAGTAAAAGATAGAAAAGATACTTATGATGAGATTAAAGAAGGAACTAACAAGGTTATTATTGCAACATATGGTGTTGCAGCTGTAGGAATTAATATTCCTCGTATTTTTAATCTTGTGTTATTCGAACCTGGTAAGAGTTTTGTTCGAGTTATCCAATCTATAGGCAGAGGCGTCCGTAAGGCAAAAGACAAAGACTTCGTTCAAATATGGGACTTAACTTCTACGTGCAAGTTTGCGAAGCGACATTTGACACAGCGTAAGAAGTTCTACAAGGAGGCTCAATACCCCTTCACCATAGAAAAGGTAGATTGGAATTAATATATGAGAATACTAACATTAGACGATAAATGCTTTAGCTTAGAAGACCTTCCAGATCAAATTGATGATGATGTACGCTTTAGTGTACTAGACAACAGTGATCCTAAAGAGCCAGACTTCTTCTTTGTGCCTTTAATTTTCCTAGAAAGTTTTAGTGCGCCGGCTATGGTATTAGAAATTGGCGGACAAGAAATAACTATGCCGGTAGATTGGAGCATTGCAGTAGGATGTTCTGAAAGCGGTATGGATATTGAAATACTTCCATTAACTAGCATTAACGATAGAGGCTTTGAAGCATTCTTGTTTAATCCACTATCGGGCTTCAAGTTTGACTTTGCACCAATAAATATCATTAACTTTTACACAGATGTTAAATGGTATTTTCCTAAAATGAAAAACGGCCAATTACTAACTGTACCTATTACAGAAGGATCTCAACCTCCTTGTGCATTTTTTGTTAAAGACATATCTAGACAATGCGAAGTCATTGAATATTCAAAGTTAATATAGAAAGGATTATTATGGGATGGGTATCAAAAAATGAGAAGTTAGAAGGTGAAAATATATATCACCGACATTTAAAACTTCCATTCGGTATAAAGAAATATCATTTGTTAATGGATACTATACCAGACAGTGTACAACATGTTGATATTAATCCATATAGAGATCCTTTGATAGATGCCCTTCATACAGAACTAGGGTTGTTTATAAACCATACTGAAGTATTCTACACCCCACCTAACGGCGGAGAATTACCTATCCATACTGACGAAGCGACATACGATAACCGAGCAAAAATTAATGTCACATGGGGGCCAAGTGTAGGAACTGTTAGATGGTGGAAGTCAGATAAGGCAAAGCCTATTACTGACTTAGCTTCTGCAAAAGAAATGTTAGGTGATGAACTACAGCCAGACGAAGATTTTTCAAAAAGACAACATTCAAATATTTTAGCTAAAAAAGAAGATTGTACATTAGTACATGAAGCTAATACTAATATTGTTAGCTTAGTAAATGCAGGCCAACTGCATTCAACATACAACCCTCACCCAACAGAGGGACGATGGACTTTATGCTTTGTCCCAGGTAGTTGGGGCATTAGGAACGGAGCACACTTAACATTCGAAGAAGCATGTGAAGTGTATAAAGATTATATTATAGGAGAGATATGATGGGAATTAAAGCAGGAAAAGTATGGGGTGGAACAGAATTAATCCACGCTAATGGTGTACTAGAATTTCACCGTATTGAATTTAATAAAGGATTCAAGTGTTCAGAACATGCACATGAATTCAAATGGAACGGATTCTTTGTTGAATCGGGCAAGATGATTGTCCGTGTTTGGCAAGATGATCAAGGTGGTCTCGTTGATGAAACCATCCTTGGTGCTGGGGATTTTACTCAAGTTAAACCGGGTAAGATCCACCAATTTGAAGGCCTCGAAGATGGAGTAGCTTTTGAATTGTACTGGGCAGAATTTAATCACAACGATATAGTGAGAAGAACTGTTGGTACAAAAATTTAACAATATAAACAGGAAGGATTTTTTATAGATGTTTAATATTTTTAAAAACGTAGACAGAAGTATGCTTATGAAACTAGTAGCACTTCATGTTATTGTTATTACAGTTTCAAACGCACTTGTAGGTATTCCAGTAGAAATATTTGGAATTAAACTTACATGGGCAGCATTTACGTTTCCACTAGTTGTTCTTGCAACTGACTTAACAGTTAGGTTGTTAGGTAAGAGTATTGCAAGGTCGACAATTGCCGCTGCATATCCTTTAGCAATTATTGGTTCTATTGCTGTAGTAATGTTAGAAGGTGCGCCGACTAGTGTAGCACTACGTATTGGCTTTGCAAGTGCAACAGCTTACGGCGTTGGTACATTTCTTGACGTATATGTATTTCAGTATTTAAGAGAAAACTGGAGTAAACAGTGGTGGATTGCACCAGCAGTATCAACTGTTGCAGCAAACATTATTGATACATATGCATTCTTTTATGTTGCGTTTGCAAACAGTGCAGATGAATACATGTCAGCAAATTGGATGGAAATTGCAGGTTCACAAGTTGTAATTAAAATTGCAGTAGGCTTAATAATCTTCCTACCAGCTTATGGAGTATTACTCCGTTATCTCAAAAATAGAGTAGCTGATGGCGATCAAGGGTAAATTGATACCTGGAGAAGCATTGATATATGAGCGGGCCAACGGTGTTGTGTTCGCTCATTATCGAGACCCCCCGCATAACAAAATACCTCGTTGGATCATTGGTGGTGACAAAGATGGTGTGGACCGTGCTACAGCAAAAGAACAGGGCGATTTGTTCACATACAGAGACTGGCAGGACATAAACGAAATGGCTAAGACACATAAGACATTGTCTGTCTATTTAAATAAGATATTTGACATATACTTGATGACAAAGGAAACAAAGAAATGATTACAATAATTGCAGGACCGTGTCAGCACGAAAGCTTAGAACACAGTTTGAATATTGCAAAGCATTGTAAAGATATATGTGACAAGTATGGCGCAGAGTATATTTTTAAAGCTAGTTTTGATAAGGCCAATCGTAGTAGTATGCAAGGCAAGCGTGGTGTAGGTTTTACAAATACACTACATGACTTTGAAGAGATTAGAGGCGAAGTGGGGTGTAAGACGCTCACAGACGTTCATACAGTAGAGCATATTACAAACATAACAACTTACTATAACAACGCAGTAGACGTACTACAAATACCCGCATTCCTTTGTAGACAAACTGATTTACTACAAGCGGCATGTGCAACTGATAAGATTGTTAATATTAAAAAAGGACAGTTCCTAGCACCTTGGGATATGAAGGGAATACTGTCTAAGACTGAAGGTGCTAGAGAGGTTTGGATAACCGAGAGAGGAACTAGCTTTGGATACAATACTTTGGTTGTGGATTTTACCGGCTTGGATTACATGCTTAATAATTATAACTATCCTGTGGTTTTGGATGCCACCCACAGTGTACAGAAACCAGGCGGCAACGGAGGCAGTAGCGGCGGCAATAGGGATTACGTTCCTGGCCTATGTCGTGCAGGCAGTGCTTTGGGCATTAGGAATTTCTTTTTAGAAGTACATCCAGATCCAGACAACGCACCCAGTGATGGTCCAAATATGCTTCGTATAGAAGACTTTGATAAAGTAGTAGGAGAGATACATGAATACAGCTATACTAATTCCAGCGAGAGCAGCTTCAACTAGGTTTCCTGATAAACCTCTAGCATTGCTTAACGATGTACCGATGATACGTAGAGTGTACGATCGTTGCTGTATGACGGGCTTAGACACCTTTGTGCTTACTGATAGCAAGCGTATTGCAAGCTTATTTCCAGAAGGTAATGTGATTGTTGATTACACTGATTATGCTAACGGCACAGAACGATGCTGTGGGGCAGTTGATAAGCTTCCCCAAGAGTATGACCAAATTATTAATGTCCAAGGTGACATGCCTGACGTTACACAAGAAATGATTAAGAAGATTGAACTTACATTACAGTACGATTCACTAGCAACATTATGGGCCGACTTTCCAGATAAGAGCTTGACAGATGATCCTAATAGTGTTAAACTAATACATAACTGTTCTTATGCTAACTGGTTTGGTAGAGGATTTGCATATGGAAGTTGGCACTTAGGTGTGTATGGATTTAAGACTCACGTACTAAAATTGTACAATGGATTAAACGTACCACCTGAAGAAGATATCGAAAAACTAGAACAGTTACGTTGGATACAAGCTGGCTATAGAATAGCATTAGGTAAAGTATTATTTAACGGCGTAGAGATTAACACACCAGGGGACTTAGTAGAATGGCACAGCAAAAATTACCTTTAGCAGAACAGCTTGCAGGTATTGACACAAATAGTAAAGGCCTATGGAAAGAGTTTGATGCTGAACAACGTAAGAGTGTTAGTCACTGGTTATTGAATAGATGGATTAGTTCTGTTGAAGGCGATAGAGCGGCACAGGAACATGCTATTCATATGACAAATGAAATGTATAACATTAATTGGAACGTGTTAGGTGCAAAGCATCCGCAGTTACAATGGCAATTAATGTGTGCTACGCATAACAATAAGTCATCAATCAAACGTCACAAATGGATTGGTTTTAAAAAGAAGACTAGCAATAACAGCAAAGGTGCAGCTTTACTAGAAAAAATATATCCTAATATGAAATTAAAAGAGGTAGAATTACTTGCTAGCATATCTACAAAAAAAGAACTTAAACAACTTGCAGAAGAACACGGTTTTGAAAATGTCAAACTCTGAAAAACCATATGTATGCGAATACTGTGGTTCAGGATACACTCGCGAAAAGACATTAGCTGTACATATGTGCCAGCCCAAGAGACGGTTTTTGCAGCGTAAGGAAAAGCGTATCCAGTTAGGATTGATTGCATTTAATAAATTTTATAAACTAAGTGCAGGTTCAAAAAAAGATAAAACGTATGACGAGTTTGACAAGAGTCCATACTACAATGCATTTGTAAAGTTTGGTAGCTTTGTATCTAATGTAAAACCTTTGTATCCTGAAAAGTATATTGAACATGTTGTAACTAGTGGCGTTAAGTTAGATCACTGGTGTAGAGAAGAAATGTATGAAGCTTATGCAATTGAGCTAATTAAGAAAGAAGGTGTTGAAACTGCACTTGAACGTAGTATAATGACTATGATGGAATGGGCTGACGAACAGACGCAAGCACCATGGAATCATTATTTTCATCATGTAAGTTTGAACAGAGCAGTATGGCATATTAAGGACGGCAAGATTAGTCCGTGGCTTATACTTAATTGTACAAGCGGAAAAGACATGTTAAGTAAGTTCAATGATGAACAATTGGAAATTATCTATCCAATGATAAACCCTGAACATTGGGGGGTACGGTTTAAGAGACAAACTAGCGATGTTCAACTAGTAAAAGATGTAGTGAAGGAGAGTAGCCTATGAAGATACTAATATTTGGATTGCCTGGAAGTGGTAAGTCAACACTTGCAGAACCGTTTGCTAAAGACATTGGTGGCGTGTGGATTAATGCTGATGCTGTTAGAGCAGAATATGATGACTGGGACTTTAGCTTAGAAGGCAGAATAAGACAAGCACAACGAATGCGCCACTTATCTGATGGAGTAGTCATGGCCGGCAAGATTGCAGTTGCTGACTTTGTGTGCCCCACAATGCGTACTAGACAAGAATTTAGTGCAGACTATTCAGTATGGATGGACACAATTAAACTTGGCAAATACGAAGATACCAATCAAATGTTTGAAAAGCCAACTGATGATTTTATTCGAACTGACTACATAGTAAGTGAATGGTTTACAGATACCCATAAGCAATTAACTAAAGTTGTAGAAAGGTTTCAAGAGTTACATGTTCAATAATCAAAAACCAACAGCACAGATGCTAGGCAGATGGCAACCGTGGCACGATGCACATACTGAGTTATTCAAACGTGCTTTAGCTGAAACTGGACAAGTATGTATAATGGTACGCGATGTAAGTTTCATAGTAGGTGAAGATGCAGGCGCAGGCCGCACAGTTGTACAAGACGATAATCCTTTCAGTTACGATTATGTAGTAGATGGCATTGAAGAAGGACTACACAATGCGGGGTTTACAAGAGGCACAGAGTATGTTATAATGAAAGTACCTAATATAGTAGACATTAGTTATGGACGCGGAGTAGGTTATACATTTACCGAACATGATTTAGGTACAGAGCTACATGACATAAGTGCTACACAAATTAGAGCTAAATTAAGAGAACAAGGAAAATTATGAAACTATTATATTACCCAGATAAGTTTTTAGATAAAAAAGTTAAGCAGGTTGATCTAGAAAACCCAGGGTTTGATCCAAAAGAACTGCGTAAAGAAATGGTCGACTTAATGCTAGCAAGTAGCGGTGTTGGGCTGTCCGCTAATCAAATTGGATTAGATGCAGCAGTATTTGTTATGGGTGATAAGCCTGACAATACAAACATTTGTATTAATCCAACTGTGTTAGAGTATACTGAAGAAACTGTTTTAGACTTAGAAGGGTGTTTAAGTTTTCCTCATGTATATGTAAGGCTACCTAGGCCTAAAGAAATACTTGCAGAGTATTATGACGAAAACTTAGAAAAACAAACTGTAAAGATTGATGGATATAGTGCTAAGTGTTACTTGCATGAACTTGATCACTTGTTAGGAATTACTATGAAAGATCGTTGTAGTAAACTTAAATGGGATATGGCAATAAGGAAATCAGTTAAGTACAAAAAACTATTTGAGGCTAATAATATAAATGCCTGATATTGATATTGACTTTGCTGACAGGACTGTTGTGCTTGCACAAATTAAACATCGTGTGGCAAAATTAGATACAGGAAAGAAACACAACACCGGAGTCTATGCAAACGAGATTCCTCATAACCCAGTTGACGGGCTGTCAACAATAGAACATAAGACTGCGGAAGAACGCGGCTACTTTAAACTAGACTTTCTTAATGTAAGCATTTACAAGGAAGTTAATAACGAAGCACATTTAACAGAGCTAATGGAAAGGAAACCACTATGGCAACTTCTGGAACACAAGGACTTCAGCGACAAAGTCTTTCATCTGAACGGGCACGACGAACTATTGAAACAATTGAAACCTACTTCGGTACAACAATTAGCAGCGACACTAGCGATCATTCGTCCAGCGAAACGATATCTAGCAAACAAGGATTGGGAAACAATAATGAAGGAAGTATGGATCAAACCGACTAATGGTGATTACTTCTTTAAGAAAGCACATGCTGTTGGCTATGCAATGGCATGTGTAGTACACATGAATTTAATTTGTGAAAACTTGGATAAGGATTAGTCTTTAGGAGGTCTTCGTACTAATTGTACAGACTTTCTTTTAATTCGTTTAACAGCTAGATTATTTAAATTAACACAAGGGCCTATAGTAACTTTTACGTCCTTGCTGTTCATTGTCATTATACAATATTTAAATGTTCTCATTTCACCAGCCATAAAAATGTTGATTGGAATCATTCTATTTGACTCCCACCACCACACTTCGCCTAGTTCGAGAAACCGTTGTTGTTCTACTTTTGTGTTTAATTCTGTGTATACGTACATACTGGTTACACTAGCATCTTGGTTAATTACTACCCCAACATACTCTTGTCCACCGTAATTTACTACACTTAAAAATGGAAAGTTATTTTCAATGTCTTTTGTTAACATGGGATAGATAATTAATTCCTATAAATACATTATGCAATTGTTGTCAAGATATTTAGTCGATAATACAACCACACTTGTCGCAGATGTGGCAGGATTCATAACGGAGTACAGACCAGTGTATAATAGAGGTATAGAAGTATATAAAGGTATAGACAATGCCTTACAGTTTAGATTATTAAATGCAGATCAAAAGCCAGTCAATGTAGCCACAGGTTATACACCTAAGTTTGAAGCTTATGATGAAACTGGAAGACTACTTATTACACGAGACTGTACAATACAAGATGACGGCAGTACTGTTACTAGAGGTAAGTTTAAACTTACAATATCCGAAAACGATCTTAAAAATGTAAAGCAACAATTTCTTTCTTATATTGTTTACCTAGTTGAAACCGACGGCGACAAAGTTCTTACATATTCGCAGTCTAACTTTAAAAACAACGGAACTATATTTGTTAATGCAAAAGCATTACCTGGCCCAAACAATTCAATTACAGTAACTACCCTTACTGAAACTAATGCAAGCTCAGAGATTTGGGTTACACAGCCAATTGGTGCAGAGCCAGGTATTAATGGCAATGAAGCATTACATACTGCTGCCATATATCCAGTTAACTTTGCAGGCACTGTTACTGTACAAGCAACATTAGCTAATCAAGTTACTAGTGGAACACCTTGGGCTGACGTTGCAACACAGACACTAATAGGCACTGAGACATGGCCGGTTTCGGTAAACTTTAACGGCGTGTTCACGTATGTACGTTTCAAAACTACTGTTGATCCAACAGATAAAATAACCAAAATTCTCGTAAGAAATTAATCAAAAACACTTGACAAATTAACAAAACTACGTTATAATAGTATTATGAGTGTAGTCAATGAAACAGTTCTGACATATCTGCCGCCTAAGCGGAAAACAACGCCAAGCGGATGGCTTTCATTCAATGCGCCTTGTTGTCATCATAATGGCACTTCATCTGATACTCGTCTACGTGGTGGACTAATCCTTAACCCGGATGGCGTAAGCTATCACTGTTTTAACTGCGGTTATAAAGCAAGTTGGCAACAGGGGCGCAACCTTAGTATTAAAATGCGTAAGCTATTGCAATGGATGAATACTCCTGATGATGTGATTAATAAACTAGCACTAACTGTTATGCAAGAGAACGAAGGGTTAGAGGTCAAATTAAGAATGACCGAAATGCCAGAATTCAATACAGTACCTATGCCAGAAGATGCTATTAAGATATCAGACATTACAGACGTTAACAAGCATAGTATGGCTATACTTGAGTATATGAGCCAACGAAAATTGTTCTTAGAAGATTATACTTATTACTGGTCACCTAGCTTAGGTTACAGAGATCGCTTAATAATTCCATTTTACTTTGAAGGTCGAATAGTAGGCTGGACAGCTAGAACTATAAAAGATAATTCTAAATACAAGTACATGTCTGAACAGCAACCTGGCTATGTGTTTAACTTAGACAATCAAGGATATCGTAAAATATTTGTTATTGTTTGCGAAGGTCCTATTGATGCTATACATATAGAAGGAGTTGCACTACTAGGAAGCGAAGCCAAAGATCAACAAAGAATGTTGATCAATAGGTTAAGTAAAGATGTAATAGTTGTTCCGGACAGAGATTATGCAGGTTCAAAATTAGTTGAACAAGCTATTGACTTCGGATGGGGTGTTTCAATGCCACAGTGGGACAATGATATAAACGACATCGGCGATGCTGTAGAACGGTATGGTAGAATTTTTACATTACATAGTATAGTAAGTCACGCTCAGACATCACCGCTTAAAATTAGACTAGGAGCAAAAAAATGGTTTACCTAAAAAAGATTTGGTCATGGATTACCTGGCCCTATCACAAAATAAAAGAAGAACTTGCATATCGCAAAAAAATAAAAGAACTTAGAAAACGAGATCCGTTTATCTACAAATAGGAGAAAAGAATGTTATTAGAAGTACCGTACAAAGTAGGCGACACTATTAGTTTAAAGCTATCAACAGGTGAAGAACTTGTAGCACGGCTTGACGCAGAAGATGCAAAGACATATACTGTAAAGAAGCCGATGGTATTAATTGCAAGTGAAAAAGGGTTAGGTCTAGCACCATTTATGTATAGTGTAAGTCCAGATGGTAAGTTTGTACTAAATGCTAACACAGTTACTTGTATGGGCAAGACTGAAGGTGAAATTGCTAAACAGTATACCTCTACTACTAGCGGCATCCAAATGGTTTAAGGAATACAATATGAATACGCAAGAATATCGAAATACACTTGTTAACATTGCTAGTAAGCATTGGAAGAAAGCTCCTGGTGCAAAGTATATACACAAGTGGGATTTGTACATGCTTGAAAAACAATTTTGTGTAGACAATATGAACTTTGACGGCGTTGACTCTATTCTTGAAATTGGATGCGGCATGGGAATGTTAGCACACCTAATGCAACAAAAAGGTGTTAACGATATTGAACTAACTGACGTAGATGAGTTCTTTGATGGCAAAGACAAAGGTGCTTTGTACAAAGAATGTTGTGACGTATTAGGTTTCAAACGTTTCATAATGTACGTTAACATGAACGAGCCTATGAAGTTAGATAGACAGTATGATATGATTGTAGCTACACGTACAGTGTTTGATAGAGAGTGTTTAGTGCCCGGAACTATATTTAATTACGAGTACTGGCTAGATGATTGTTTCAAGTATTGTAAACGAGTGTTTGTAAAAACAAACTTTGCAGGAGGAGGTAAAAGCTTTCCTGATTACATGCGTCCTTACCTATGGTGGCCTACAGGTCCAGAAGGTGAGTCACTTGGTAAGCCAAGGAGAGGATGGTATATTAGAGTTGACAAAGACGAATGGGAGAATCGCAACAAATGATAACTTGGGGAATGGTTGGAAACAGTCACGATGCTAGTTTAGCAGTATTCAAAAACGAAGAACTACTGTGGGCGGCTCTTGCTAAAGACTTTAGCAAGGTACCCAACGACCCACACTTCAACCCTCCAATGATTGAAACAGCAGAGGCTAAGTTTGGAAAGCCTGATGCTGTACAGTGGTACGAACGTCCTGGGCTCAAAACACTACGTCAGTTTTATGCTGGACAGGGTTGGTTAGGTAAAGAGAATAACATCAACAAGTACCTCAAGCAATGGTATATTAATGCTCCTATTAGTTATACCCAACATCATCTATCACATGCGGCCTATGCGTATTACACCCAGCCACATGATGACTGTGCTGTAATTGTAATAGACAGTATTGGAGAGTTCGAGACCCTGACTATATGGCATGGCAAGAACAACAAACTAAAGAAGATACACAGTCAAGGCTACCCACATAGCTTAGGGTTGTTCTACAGTGCTATGACTCAACGTGTAGGGCTAGTACCGCAACGTGACGAGTATATGCTTGCTGAGATGGGTGACAAGGGTAACGCTAAGAGACATTTTATAAAGATACTCAACGAGCTAGTATTAACAGACGGGGTTGGTTGGAACCCTAAGATTAAGATGATAGAAAATTTACACCGTGGTTGTAAATGGTGGAGACCCGAACTACGAAGTCAAGAAGATTTAAACGACATAGCAGCAGCTACGCAAAAAGTATTTGAATATTGTGTTAACAATTTAAGTGCATGGACTAAGAAACATACAGGTAGTAAGCACCTAGCACTAGCAGG